ATTCCTGGAATTATTTGACCTGTTGTTATGTATGCACCAAGTGCAGCGATGAAACCTATCATGGCTAATCTGCCATTTGTTTCTTCAGCCTCATGCCATTGGTCATGTGAGTGATCGTGCTCTGTGCAGTCTGTGTTGTGTGACATAATTCGTATTGGTGGTTCGTAAGGGTATTCGTTTTCAAGTAACGTATCTAGATCTTTTGTTTTCATTAGAAGTTAAGATCTGATTGTTCTAATTTTGATACGACATCAGCTCTATAAGCTGGATCGTTTTCATAACGTGGGTCTCCCATTGCTGCTACAAGTTCTGCTTGAGATCTAAAAGTTTCTCCAGAAGATGCTGGAGCTTTACCTTGTAACATTCGACCTTCATATCCATTCGATTCGTTGAATGCGGATTGAAGACCTTGGAAAGCGATGCCAATAGCTGCGGCATTACCAGTATCAACTACTGAATCAAATGCGTTGACCTGTGAATCGGGAAGATTATCAGCAGCCCACTGAACTACTCTGTCGTAATTAGCCTCTCCGCCTGCTGAATTCTTAACACTGTTAACTTCTGCATCAGACATCTCATAAGACTGTTGAGCTTGCGGATTATTTCTTTGGATTTCCATATAAGCATTAACCAAATCTTGGCTGCTCATCTCAGAGAACTTATTTATTGTTTCCTCACTAAGTTCTCCTTCATTGGCATAGTATTCAGCAGAGGCTTCATTGATCAAACTGACCGCAGGAGCATCTTCAGATACCTCCTCATCACTTTCTTCTTCCTCTTCATATCCTTCGTCTCCTTCTTCGTACTCTTCTCCTTCTTCTTGTTGTCCAAGTTTCTTTTGTAATGATAAGTAAGCTGACTCTAAATCTTCAGCATTTTTATATTTACCAGCTAGTAGTTGTTCTTGTTGTGCTACTAACTCCTCTCCAACTTCCAGAGAATCCTGTTCCTCTTCGGTTAGAACTTCTGTTTCAGGAGTATTATCATATGATAAAGTTTCACTCATTATTCAGTCTGTTGTGGTGGTTGTTGTCCTTCTACCATGCCTTGCATGTTTTCTGTATCAGCTAACTTTGAATTAGCAAACTGACCAGCTTGTTCTAAGAGTGTTTGCTGTTGCTGCATCTGCATCTGATCTTCCTTCTCACCTTGTAGTTCTTGTTCAGTCTTCACAAGATTCAATACATCAATACCTTGAGCAGCAGCAAGACGTTTTATTGCTTCTAAAGGATTTATAAATCGTCCTAATGCCTCTGGTCCTATTGTCTGTGCAATAGTTCCCATAAACATTGTCAAAGCTTCTCTGTCTTGCCCTCTTCCTAAAGCATTAACACCAGCTACAATTGCTGGTCTAATAATATCTTTAGGTAATTTAGGTAGTTCGTTTGTTCTTTGTAAAACTAATAAAGTTCTATCTAAGTAAGGTATAAGGAAAGATGTAGTTAACAAACTGAAGATGCCACCGAGCTGTTGCTCTAGTTCTAACTGAGTTAGTCTGACTTCTTCTGCTGTAACTCTCTCCGCATTCCTAACGTTCATAACTAGGAAAGCTTCAAGCAATCTTCTCTCTATTGTTTGTGCCATTTGAGCAGCTGTAGAGAAGTCAGCAGTTTTTCCTACCTGAACGACTTGAACGTCTTCTGCTCTACCCTGAACTATGGCTCCGTTTCCAGCCTTTGCAATAGTGGCTGGTTTAGTAGTTGAACTTGGACTGACTAGGAATATTACCTTAGCCGCAGCCGCAGATCCTTCTACTAATGCTTGTGATAATCCTTCAAGAGATTTGAGATCACCAAGGAACTCTTCTACTCTGCCACGACCATACTGTTCTCCGTCTACTGAATTGAAAGTCAGGACTAACCATGGACTTGCATTCTTAGGAGCTGTACTACGTGAGCCGGGGATTATCTTATCTTCTACTTCTTGATACCATACCCATCTGCCGTTCTCTAGTTTCACGCACGTGTAAACTTCGACATCATCAGGACGTGTACCTTTTGTTTCGTCGATACCTGTGTTGGGTTGTTTGACCGGGAGGTCATAACCGAGTACATCTCGACTTATCAATTCCTTTGTAACTATTTCTAGGACGTTACCATTTCCATCTCTATTGACGACATACCTATTAAGAGGGTAGTTCTTAATTCCATCTTTACCCATAAATAACAGAGCATTACCACCAACAATTAAATGTTTAAGTGCTTGGTGTATTACTACTCTGTCATTTGATGCAGCGATATAGTCCATGACCATTCGCTCCATTTTAGATAAAGAAAGATCCATTTCAGATCTTGCATCAGGAGGTATCTCTTCACCTAACTTATCTTCTCTTACCTGAAACTTAAAGAAGGTTCCTTGTGGAGGTAGGATTGCGAGCATAAGTTTTGCTGCAAGTCCTACCGTACACTTAGATCCTACTGATTGCCAAGGTATATTGAGAGTCTCATGTGTTGGTCTTGAAGATGTATCGTCTTGAATTAAATAAGGTAACGTGAGCTTTGAACATTCAACGGCTTTGTCTAGGAATTGTCTTCGATCTGTTACCAGTTGATTGTATCTCTCACGAGCTAACATTAATTAAGTCCTCCGCTTTTGCCGGAGTTATTCTGTGGGTTTAAATTTGGATCTAGGTCAACTCTTTGGTCACCTGTTCCACTTTTATATTGACCTTGATTCTTCTTTCCACGGTCCTGCTTAGCTTTTCTCACCTTAGCATTCATATCTTCTTTCTGAATTGGCTCTGGTGGTGGTGCTGTAGGAGCAGGAGGTAGTGGTGGTGGTGGTGCTGGTGGTAATGGGGGTGGTGGCGGCGGAGTGCCTCCTCCGGGTAAACACATTAGATTTCGTCCTCTTCTATTGATTTAATAAAGTCAATTACACTGGCTTGTCCAGCTCTATACATAATTGATTCGATTGGTTCTTTTGGATGGATAGGTTTCCACCCGAAGTTCTGTTCTAACTTCTTTAATAACTCATCAAGTCTGTCGTTGTGCAGCTTAAGAGTATTGAGGGAGATTGACATTCGAGTGTTCAAAAAATGCAGGCATTCTTGCTGCCTTGGTCTGAGAAAATTCTGGTGCTTTGCCTTCGTACATAAGTCGATCGCTCGCATCTAGCCAGAATTTTTTGTCCAAATATCTATCGGCACTTTGTTTTAAGGGTTGCATTACCCAATTAATAGTTGCCTTTCTTAGTTTGTCTAATGACTGGCTAGGTTTAAGACCTAGCTCTGCACAAACAAGAGAGTTAGCTGCTACATGCACCTGCTCATCCCTTGATATATCTGCGCTTACAGTCCTTAAACCTGCGTCGCCACAGAACCTAAAGAAAGGTAGTAGTACAAAAAAGATTGCTCTCTCAGCTACTAGTGCTTTTAATATTGTGTGATCTGGATGTTCTTCCCATGCTGCACGTAAGCGTAATGCTTCAGCTTCGGCTTTTTCATCTACGCCTAGTGCGTTGGTGATATAACCAAGAGCAAGATCATGTTTGATCTCATCCTTAACGTTCGACTCTAGAAGTGCTCTAGCAGCGACGGGAACTTCCTTATCAAGTGCTTCTGAAATGAACTCGCCAACTGGTAACTCCATATGGCGTATTGCAAGAGCACGGTAGATGGTTTCTTCTGCACCTTCTTTTAGTTTTCCTTTAGATGTTTGTACTGGTGTCCAAGTTCTTTTCCGGGACAGTAATTTTATATATGGGTTCATTGCTGACAATCACATCCGATTTCATCTGGTTTATTACTCATTATTTCTGTTAAGTAATCTTCAACTGAGGTATCTTCTAATGCTGCGTAAGCATCTGTCTTATCCTGAGTATCACCCATTACTTGGAGAGAATAATAGAGAGAAGTTTGTGGTGATTCCAACCACTCTTCTATAAATGCCTCATCGTATGTCACCATGTCACTCCAAGAGTTGAAGCTATAGCCATGAAGCAATCCTGTTCTATTTAGCATGATCATTATTTGATCAGCTACTTTTTTATAACTCTCCCATCCAACCTCGGATGCGATCTCGACGTCGCCATATTTAACTTGCTCGACACCAAACGTACCTGAATCCCTATCAACAACTCTGCTAATAGGTGGTGCTATTTCTGGTGTACAGGTATTACCTTTAAGGTCTCTACTTCTATAAGAACAACTAGCTGTTGGAGCTATAGCGAATGCTCTTTCCATATTGTTCTCTCGAGCTATGTTAGCTGCTTCTTGTATGCCGAGTAGAAGTTCACGAGCAGCTAACCCTGCGTACCCTTCGTAAGGTTGAGCATTATTAGTTGCTTCAAGAGCCTTACCAAACTCGGCATATGTAATTTTGTTCTGAGCTAAGAAGTTGGCTAAGCCAAGCATTCCTAGTCCTACTTGTCTGTCATTTTTAGGTTTGAGATATTCTCCAGACTCTCCAACACCTGTCCTGCCATGGAGGTCGCACAACTCGGACATACCTTCACAGAAAGCCGGACGTAAGTCGCCGATTCTACAGGCACCGAGATTGATATGTTGGAGTAAGCATGTGCCTCGTGAGGGCAAGTAAACCTCAAGACAGACGTTCGATCTGATCCGTTTGCCATGTCTATCATGTTTTATTTTACTGAGCCAGATGTCTCCTCTAGCAATCCCTCTAATAATTGCTTCCTTTGTTCGATCTTCTGTATCACGCCAGAGGTCTCGGGTGAGGTTAACACATCGCTTAACCCATTGGAGTTCTTCTCTGGGCGCTTGCACGAAGTCAATAATATCGGCGTGGTTAATGTCAAGATGACAAACAACCGCACCATTTTTGTAGGTCCCCCCACGTCTAAGAATTTCATTTAATGTTGAGTAAATTTTTGCGAATGAGACGGGTCCTGATGCAACGAGAGTATCAGTTCCCTTAATTGTTTTTGTTCCGCTGGGTCTAAGGTCCGACAAGTGGACCGCAACTCCTGCTCCAAATCGCAGAGCATGCGACACAAATCGCCAGCTTGCTTCGATTCCATCTTTTCCTTCCATTGAATCTTCAACTTTGAAGATTGTGCATGATACGGGTAGACGGGTAGTAGGATTATCAATCCATGATTGGACTCGACCAGTCCTTGAAATTTTGTTAGCCATTTATATGAGTGAATGTAAGTTTGGTTTTTTATAATTAGGTCCTTTTAATATCTTTCCGTCTTCTCTTAGTATTGGTTTGCCATCTTCACCTAACTTAGAAAGATTGCTTTGATGGATTAGTGCTAATGCTCTATCAAGATCCCAACCCATATTGGCAGCGTATTGATAACAGACATACACAAGGTCAGCTAACTCTTTAAGGCATTCTTCCTTGTAATGATCTGATTCTCTAAACAACATACCTTCAGCTTCAATAAACTCAATGAACTCTTCTCTAATTAAGTCACGTTGATAGGTTCTAGCTGGTTTACTATCTGAACTTTGTATGTTGTATTTCTTTCTAAATTCCCTTGCTTGTTCTTGATTCGATTTCATTGAGTAAATAATGGGCAGCTTTTCTTAAATCTTTTAAGTCGTCGTCTTTATATCCGGCACGACATATGTATTTGATTACATTTCCAAGGTGATAGTTCAGGGATTGATCTCTAATGAAATCCCATACTTCTATGTTCCCTCTCTGGTAGTATTCAGGACCTTCGTTTAATTTCGTATTCATTTGGGGGTGTCCAAAGTATTGGTTCTTT